GTATAAACTAGTATGAACTATTTTTAGGTAGTTATAGTTTACACCACTTGTTATTGCGGAAGATGTAGGACCTTGCTTGTATCTTGAAGTCTTCTCTTCGGCAGTAACTAATTTGTTCAGTATCATGCAGTTAAGTATACTAAGTTAAATTAATTAATTAGTATATGAGGAAACAAAAGGAGAAAGATGGCCTAAACGGCCATCAAATCTCCGACTACAATTTGCAGTCTTTCCACCTCGCTGGTGAGCAAGGGCTCGCTCGCGTGCTTGATGATAATGTTATTCTCATCGCGCTCTTGAGCAAAGTGAGCCATCGTGTAAGCTGGATTCTTAGCAGCTACGATTAAAGAAATTATACGCTTTGTTTGCATAATATTGGACGCGGGGGTTTTGATCCGCTTCGCTTAGTGGGGGTCGTTGAATACGTAGGACATCACTCGCAAAAATTTCCCCCAAAAAAATAATTTTTAAAAAAATTTTTTAATACCCCTTAAGGTACAATATTCCAAACACTAACTTAAAATATCACCGATAGGGTATTTTATTCCAGACATTATTAGTATTTTTGAAACCTAACTTAATTAACTTTAAATCAATGGCTAAGGCAAAACAAACTAGCACATCATTCGTTGCTAAACCTAAAAGAAAGCGTCCAGGAATTCACGCTAAAACTAAATATTCCTCAATCAAAACTTCAAAAAATTACAAAAAAATTAGTAGGGGTCAGGGATAATGTTATATATTTGTAGTACGAACCGTTATCACTAACGATCACCTCTGAGGGCCAAAAGGTAAGTAAGAGGTCAGAAGTTGGGTTCTAATAATGCACACGAATAGGTAACCAATCCACCACGACATAGGCATTAGGAGTTGTCCCCAATAGTTCGTAAAAATGTTAAAGAGATAAAAGTCCTGGGGTGGGTTATAACTATAGGCTGAAAGAAATGTTCCACCGAAGGCTAAAGACGGCAGTGACTTAAAACTCTTTAATCAACAAAAAATCGCTAAGGGGATAATTGTATCTTTTTAAGATTTAGTGTAACGGATTTAAAATCAACAACTTATGGAAATTTTACTAATGTTTGCAGCGTCAATTGCAGCAACAATTACTGTCATCATAAAAATTAATCAGCATTATACTGAGAAGTTTAAGAATAAATAGTAACTTTGTGTCATGCCTACAACTCTATACACTGGTGTTATGGTCAATAAAGACCCAGTATTAAATACTGAAGATAACTACTCGCCTGCAGTAGTAATTACTGACCATGTAATTCAAGTGTTTAACGAGCAAGACCAACTTACGGTTGAGTTTACTTACGAAGAGCTTAGAGGTATAATGGGAGTAATGGCTGCTGAACAAGAAAAAGAGCATTTCATTATTCGCGCTAAAATTAAAGAAAACTAAAATTAAAATGGGAAAAATTACTAGAAAAAATTACAATGCTAAAGGATACTCAGCATTTGAAAATGGATTTGCTAAAGTATGGCATGTAAATGATATTTATGAAACAACACTTCCTTACAAAGTGTACACAGCTACATTTGTTTTTAATGGAAGTGATCTTACTACTCCTCTTATAGTAAATGTTTTGCAAAATACTTTAGCAGACACTTTAGAATATTCAGTACAAGAAGAAGGTAAATTTGATTACGTAATTACTAGCGGTCCTAACAGTTATGATATATTCACTCTAAATAAAACATTTATAACTATTACAGCTCCGTCAGATGACAACACTGTTTTATATAGCCCAACATTTTCAATAACTACTGAACGAGAAATTGTTTTTAGAGTATTAGATAGTGCAAGTGCAACAGTTACTGCTGTTGGAACACATGGATCACCTGAATCATCATTTGGAACATTAGAAATTAGAGTATACAATTAAGTATGAAACAATATTCTATAGAAGATCTTAAAAAAGAATTTGCTAGACTTAGTTATAAGTTCCCATCATTTCATTTAGTTGGTATACGTTCTAAAGCAAACGCAAAAAATCAATTTGATGATTTGATTGCAGTTATTAATAATAATGAAATCACTTGGTACACTTGTACTACTAATCCTGGAACTCATTGGTTAAAAAATCTTTTAAATCCAAAAGGTGCAGCAGTTCTTAAACCAGGACAGTATTTAGACTCATGGCAGATTGGACTTCATCAAGGAAAATATCAAGCTCTTACGCAGTGTAAACCAATTGCAGTTTATAGAGATGGAGATAGAGATGATATTGCAGAAGAATCTAAGATTACAGAAACTGGAATATTTGGGATTAACATTCACAGAGCTAACCCTAATATAGTATCTAAACTTATAGACAAATGGAGTGCAGGTTGTCAAGTTCTTAATGATCCAAAACAGTTCAATGAACTTCTTAATAAATGTAAAGCGACGAAAAACAAAACTTTTACTTACACTTTACTAAATGAATTTTAAAGAAATGATGACTAGCATATTCTCAGCAGATGGGAATTTATCTTTTAAAAGAGTTGGATCTGGAGTTACTCTTGTTGCTTTACTTGTACTAGCTTTTATTAGTACTATGAGCAATTACAAAACTCCTGATTATATTTTTGATTGGCTAGTCATTATAATCCTTACAGGATTTGGAGGGACTGCAGCTGAGAATATCATTAAAGCTAAAAATCCAAATACAAATGTCTAAGATAGAAAAAGGAGTTATACTATCCATTCTAATTATACTAGGAGTTTTATTTGTGTCTTTATTATTTACTTCTACTGATCCTAAACCAGTTCCAGTAGATAATACTACAGAGTTAGAACTAAAGTTAGAAAACCAAAAACTACAGTTTTTAATAGACTCTTTAAGTTTAGTAGATAGTTTACATTTAGTTCAGTTAAAAGAAAAACAAGTCATTATAAAATATAAGAAAGATGAGATTTATAAAGTTATTAATTTTATCCCTAATGCTGATAGCAAGTACAAAGACAGTTTATGGTCAGTGCATCTTGCGGACTCCGTCGGGAGAGGTAGTGTTAACTAAAACACAAGAAGATAAAATTCTTCAGTTGCTTGAGGAGAAAGAAATCTTATATTTGGAAATCCAAGGTAAAGATCTGGAAATAAACTATCTAAATAATAAACAAATGGAATCTTTTAGACTAACTCAAGCTTTAATGGAGAGTAACGAAAAACTTCAAGGTAAGTTACTAGCCGTATCAAAAAAATTAGATTCTCAAACTGCAGAGACTTACAAGTTACAAGCAGAGTTAGATATCAAACAACGTAGATTGCGTACTTGGCAAATAGCTACAGCAGTAACATCTACAATAATTCTTATAAAGATCTTTCTTATGTAAAAGATTTGATTATATTTGCACATATAAACTAACACATTATGGCAAATTTAATCAATTTTAATCCAACTCGTGACTGGGTTGTGGTTCCAGACCCATCAGTAAGAGAAACTGAAAGTGGTATTATGTTATCAGAAGGTGCTGCTATGGCAGCTAAGAAACCAACATCTACAATCGTAGCATGTGGTCCTCAATGTACTCAAGTTAAAGTAGGAGATGAGATTCTAGTTCATCCAACAGCTGAAGGTTTTTTCTTTGAAGTTGATGGAAAGAAATATGCAGCTATTAACGAGTTCATGGTTCTTGGTGTAATTCCATCAAAAGCTATTCAAGGAGCTACTAATCTGTAAACTAAAAACCTATTAATTTGTACAATGGACGGCACGGTAACAATATCGTTGAAAGATTACGATGAGTTGCGTAATCAGGAAACATTCGTAAAAGATACAAAACAGGCTTTACTAAAATCAGCTAAAGAGTTAGAAGTATTCTTATCTTTTCTTTGTACCAGGGAGTCAATTACTGAATACATAGATGAGTTTAATACTCACGCAAAGACTTGCAAAATTAGACTGATAGATGGTAGAGCTAAAATAGAATTATTAAATGCAAAGCAAGATGAAAGCGATCAAGATTAAAGCACAGACTACTTTTAAATATCTTTCATTTTTTAACGGATTATTTAAGCTCACAGAAAATGAGCTTAAAGTTCTTACAGCTCTAATTGAAAACAATGAAGAGCAAAATCTTTGTTCAGCTGCTAACAAAAAGAAAATAGCTGAGCTTCTAGAGATTAAAGATCATAATACGTTAAACAATTACGTTAAAAGATTGAAGGATAAAAAAGCTATTATTAAAGATAAAGCTAACTATAAACTAAACCCAATGCTTGTAAAACAGAACAGGGTTATAGCAATTATAGCTGATGAAAGTTAATATAGCTAAGAAAGTAATTCAAATCTGGGATGTAAGTTATTACTATTTAACTATCATTCAAGATAAAGATGGAACTTTAGAAGAATGTATAATTGAACAATATGAATTCGAAAATCAAGGCAAACATCCTACAGATGATTAAAAATTATACTGTAGACACATGGGATTACATAGCAGAGGGTTGTCCTCCTACCCCAAAGGAAGAGTATAACAAACGAGTAGAAATCTGCAGTAATTGCCCATCAATAGTTATTGAGCAATTTAGGTGTTCAGAGTGTGGATGTCCAATGGCTAAAAAAGCTAAAAGACAAACAGCAACTTGTCCACTTAATAAATGGCCTAAAACTGTAATAGGATCTACAGGTAAAAAAATTCAAATAACTAAAGGTGAAAAAAGAAAAGAAACTAATAATCCAACTGGCGACCAAGCATAATCTTTCTCTACATGCAGTGGAGGAGATTGTGTTTAGTCAGTTTAAGTTTACTGCTGAAATAATGAAACAGCCTGATTTTCAAGTAATTAGGCTACCTTATTTTGGAAAATTTCATGCAAAAAAAGAACGTATAGCTCACATTAACGAAAGAGTTAGACGTAGACAAGAAAACAAAAATAAAGAAACTAAATGAAAGATCTACTAACATTAGCAGAGGGTAAAGTTGAACCATCTCCGTATGCTTTAACTATCCCAGAGTTTAGTAAACTAACAACTAACGAATTATCTTTTGTTTACTTTTTTGTAGACCATAGATCTAGTTATGCAGCTTACGAGCAAGATGAGAGACAAGAAATTCTTACTAAAGATTTAAAGATAACAATCACCCCAAAACTTAAAGGGGCTATTGATAAATACAAAGCATTATCTGAAACTCACGCTATTAAATTGCTTAAGTCTGCACGTATCTCAGTTACTAAATTAGAGAAGTATTTTGAAAATATTGATTTAACAGAGATGGATGAGAATGGACGGTTGATCTACCAGGCAAAAGACTTAGTTGCTAACTTATCTAAAATGGGGGATGTAGTTGAGGGATTAGATAAACTAGAAGAATTAGTTAAAAAGCAAACAGAAAAAGATAATCCAAATCGTGGAGGAGTTGTTACTAATAAATACAGTGAATGATAAAGTTTAAAGATACACACTTATTTTCCCCAGCATCTACTACATATTTGACCAAAGGGTATTATACCGATGAGAATAAAAACTCTAAAAGGTACTATGAATTTTGGGATGAAGAAAAGCATAGATGTTTGTACGGATACGAAGTTAATGGAGTTCACATTACAGGGTTCCATTACTTTTATCTTAACTATTGCGTTATTGATAGGGTTGTAGACGTAGTTGACCCAGTAACTGGAGAAGAATACTCACAACGTGAACGAACTTTCCCTGCATTTTATGATGGAGATTACGACTACTTTCAATCAATAGAAAAAGCACGTAAAACTAACAAGCATATTGTAGTACTTAAGGCTCGACGTAAAGGTTATTCATACAAAGCCGCAGCTATGTTAGCTAGAAACTACTACCACTTGCGTAATTCTAAGAACTTTGTATTTGCATCAGATAAACAATACTTGATTGGTGATGGTATTATGTCTAAAACGTGGGATATTCTTTCGTTTATTGATGACAATACAGCATGGACTCAACCAAGAATTAAAGATACTGATATGCATAAGCAGTCAGGATACAAAAAGAACGTAAATGGTGCTGATGTAACCCTAGGTTTTAAGTCTCAGATACTAGCAGTGAGTTTAAAAGACGATCCAGACAAAGTCCGTGGTAAAGCAGGTGAGTTAATTTTCTTTGAAGAAGCAGGATCCTTTACAGGGTTATTAAAAGCTTGGGAAGTTGCTATGCCAACTATGAAACAAGGGTCAAAAACACTTGGAACTATGGTGGCGTTTGGAACTGGTGGAGAAGAAGGACCTGGTTTTGAAGGACTAGAAGAGTTATTCTACCATCCTGATGCATATGATTGTTTAGCATTTGAAAATGAGTGGGATGCTGGTGCAATGGGCACACAATGTGGATTTTTTCACCCTATTTACAAAAACTTAGATGGGTTTATTGACAAAGATGGGAATAGTGACACCAATGCAGCTATAGAATTTGAGTTAGAACAGCGAGAAAAGAAGAAAAAAGGTAATGATGCTAAGTCATTTGACCAATATGTAGCAGAACATGCCTTTACTCCGCAAGAAGCTACACTTCAAGTTACTGGAAATACATTTGATGTGACATCTTTAAAAGAACAGTACAATAGAGTGATAGCAAACAACCTAGATGCTATTGGAGTTGCAGGAGAATTGTACTATACCTCTGATGGTAAGGTAGATTTTCGTGGTAATTCCCCACATAGACCTATTACTAAGTTCCCACATAGGAAAGATGATGACGTAACAGGTGCAGTTGTAATCTACGAAACCCCATATAAGACTGATGTAGAACAAGTTACCCCAAAAAACATGTACATAATTGGGCATGACCCTTACGCGCAAGCGGGTACGTCAGGATCTTTGGGGGCAGCATACGTTATTAAAGTCCCAAATAACCTATCTAAACCAGATGACTTAATTGTTGCATCATATGTAGGCCGTCCACAGACTCAAGATGAGTATAATAGAAATCTGTTTATGCTAGCAGAATACTATAACGCAAAAATAGGATTTGAGAATGACCGAGGCGAAGTTATACCTTATGCTAAACGTTTTAGAAAGTTACATTTACTACAAGAAGAGTTTGAAATGCTAGATAAACGTGATCTTCGTAGTAAAACAGTTAAGCGCCAGTATGGAATGCACATGACTGAGCAACGTAAAAACCAAGGAGAACTTTATATTAGGGATTGGCTGATAGATAGTAGAGGATCTGACGAAGACGGTAATGTTACTCTTAATATGCATAAGATTTATGACCCAGGGTTACTGCAAGAGTTAATTAAGTTTAATCGTAAAGGCAACTTTGACCGATCTATGGCGTTAATGATAGCAATGTACCATATGCGAGAGTTATATAACAAAGAAGTCTATGTCCAAATCAATGATAATTCAGCAAATGATTGGTTTGATAAAAATTATAAGTAACTTTGCTAATATAAGACATTTTATATTTAATTTTGTAAGTAATGTACGGACAAGCCCATATACCTAAACAAAGAGTTCCACTAAGTCAGAAAGATGAGAAGTGGAAAAAAGATTGCGTAGATGCATTTATTAATTTATCTAAATTTGGTATCAGTGAGCGTCGTGCATATTTGCGATCTTTGTATGACTACTATAATGGTGTAATAGATGAAGAAGACTATAACTATGTACTTAAACCTTACGGAAAAACTAGAAAGAATTTCCCAACTAAGCTACGAAACTACCCAATCATTAAACCCATTATTGATTTACTTCTTGGAGAGAAATCTAAGCGTCCTTTAGAGTATACAGTAACCGTACAGAATGCTGATGCTATTAGTCAGAAAGAAGAACAGCTACAAAACTTGCTTTTAAATAACATTCGTACTCAATTCTTAAATGAATTAATTAAACAAGGGCAAGTTCAAGGAGAACAACAAGAAGTTCCGCTTCCTAAACAAGTTCAAGAAGAATTCAATAGATCTTATGTAGATTCTAGAGCAATTAGAGGACAACATGCATTGAATTATATTATGAATCAACAAGAGATTTATGATAAGTTTCAAAAACAGTTTTTCCATTTTTTAATTGCAGGGGAGTGCTACTCACACAAAGGAGTTAGACGTAATGAACCATTTTATGAAGTCATTAATCCATTAGATGTTGACTTTGATAAAGATCCAGATATCGATTTTGTAGAAGATGGGGATTGGGCAATCATTAGAAAGTTCTCACATGCATCTACTATTATTGATGCTTATGGAGAGTTCTTAACTGATGAACAAATCTTAGAATTAGAATCTCCTACTCATACATCTGCAGAAGCTTATCTTTTGTATCGTGCAGAAGCTTCAGGAGCTGATGATAATATCTATCGTAACAGATTGATAGAAGTTGTAACGGTATACTGGAAGTCAAGAAAAAGAATTGGGTTTTTAAATTACATAGATCCCAATACGGGAACTCAAGAAGTTAAAGAAGTTGATGAAACTTTTAAGTTAACCAAAGAGATGAAAGAACAGATGGGAGCATCTGTAGAATGGGAGTGGGTTAACGAAGCATGGGAAGGAGTTAGAATTGATAGAAGATTCTACATTAAAATGAATCCTCTAGCTACTCAAAGAACTAGCCTAGACAATCCATCAATTTGCAAACTACCAATTAATGGAAGAAAATACTCTGATATTAATTCTCAACCTATCTCTTTAGTTAGTCTTGGAATTCCATATCAGTTAAATTACAATATTTACAAGTACCGTATGGAGTTAGCAATAGCCAGATCTAAGGATATTGTTGCTCAATTTGATATTAACATGATCCCTAAAAATTGGGACATGGATAAGTTTATGTACTATGTAGAGGGTACAGGTATTGCTTGGGTAGACTACAACAAAGAGGGAATACAACTATCCCCCCAGCACCAATCCGTGTTGGATATGTCAATTAAGACGATCTCACAATATCTTACCCTCTTAGAATCGATAATGGTTGAGTGGGAAAAATTGAGTGGTGTTAATAGACAACGTCAAGGATCAGTTGGAACATATGAAGGAAAAGCTACATCTCAACAAGCCATTGTCCAATCTTCTCATATAACAGAAGATATATTTAGAAAGTTCTCAAACTTTGAGCAACGTGAATTACAAGGGTTAATCGACTACTCTAAAGTAGCTTGGATTAACGGCAAGAAAGGAATGTTTGTAATGCCAGACAATACTTTAGCTGAATTGGATGTTGAAGGATTAGGACATTTAGAGTCTGAATACGGAATCTTTGTTTCTGATGCTGGTAAAGATGTAGAAAAACTTCAAGCTATTAGAGGATTTGCACAAGCCGCTGTACAAAATGGTCTTCCAATGTCAGCAGCTATCTCAATCTTTGAAAGTGATAGTTTCCCACAAATTAAAGATAAAATTAGACAAGCTGAAAAAGCTCAAGAAGAATTGCAGAAAGCTCAACAAGAAGCACAGACTCAACAAAGTCAACAACAAATGCAAATTCAACAAGCTCAACTTGAAGCTCAACAATTGGATAAAGAAAAAGATCGTCAATTACAAATTGAACTTGCTCTTATTGCAGCTGAAGGTGATGATAAAAAGAATTCTGCATCATTAGAAAAAATGATGAGAGACTTTGAAATTAAACAAAAACAATTGGAACTTAAAGAGCAAGAAATTAATAATAAACTTACTCAAAATAATACCCCAGAATAATGGCTAAAGATACTATGTCAAAATACCTAACTCCTCTAGATAGTTTAGAGAAAAATGGAACAGAAGTAATTAAAGACTTAGAAGCAGGTTTCCGTGGGTCAGGTAGATTAGATAACTTGGTAGCAGAACTAGCATTAAGCATGTTAGAAGTTGCTAATAAAGTTCATCTTCTTCATTGGGGAATGACTGGTCAAGGTTCTTATGCTGCTCATCAAACTCTTGGTGATCTATATGATAACCTAAGAGATAGAGCAGATGAAGTTGTAGAAAACTACCAAGGTATTTCTGAAACATTATTGACTTTTATGGACTTTAATGTTAGTCCTAAATTTAAAGATGTAACTAATTGCATGACTGCATTAGATACACTTAAAAATAAAGTTGATGATTTGCAAAAAGAAAGTAAATTTTCTGAATTCAACAACTTACTAGATGAAATTAAAGCAGATATTAATAAAGCTAAATATAAACTTACTTTCTTGAAGTAATGGATAATGCTACTAGAAGACAGATATTAGAACGAGTAAAGCAATTAGGTTATCCTAATACTGTAGAGGCTTTACAAAATCCTCAAATACTTGATCAGTATGAACAACAATTGCAGGCTCAGTCTCAACAGCAGCAACAGCCCATTCAACAACCAGAACCTGTTAGTTTTCCTACTCCTCCTGTTACTACTCCTAACTATAAAGTACCTCAGCCTAGACAGTCCGAAGCTAAGCCTTTGGTAATGTCTTTTAATCAAACTGCTCCGCAGTTAATGGCAGATGGAGGTCTTAAAGATCCTCCTAAAAAGAAAGAACCACGTGTTATATCAGATCCTGAAGAATTTAAAATAGCTAATCAAGCATATGCTGATAGTTTATCTACCTACAATTATACAGTAGATACATTGAATGCTTTAAAAAAATTTAAATATTCAGATAAAAATAGTCAGTTAGATTATAATAAAATTTTAGACTCTAGTCGTCCTAAAACAAATATTTCACCAATAGATGTGATTAATACTGAAACATATGTTGAAAAAAATAAATTAGATTTACCTAACCCTAGGTGGTACAATATTCCAATATATAAAAAACCAACTCAACCTGTAGTATTCGAACCACCATTAGAAAAAATAGAACCATTACCAATTAAAAAGTTACCAATACAAGAACCTCAACTAGAACCTATTAATTTAACTACTGGTAAAAACAATACTAGACGTTTTGATTCTTATGAAACAGCATATGATCAAAGATCTGGTAAACTAAAACAGGGAACTTATTACTACGATGAAAATCTTAAGAAGTGGCAATATAGAGATGCTGAACCAGAAGAAGTAGAATATGAAAGAAGTAAAGGTGCAATTGAACAATCTAAACCTGCTTTAAAAAAATCTGCAGGAGTTATGAAGTTTAAAAATGGAGGCAAAAAATGCTATACTTGTAGCAGTTCAAAAATGAAAGTGCTATATAATAAAGCAAATTATAAAAAATAATTAAACAGTTTTTAATTAAAACCCTTAATATATCTTTGTGATATGAGTAAACCAACAGTAAAATTCGAAGACATTACTTTAGACGATGTTCTAGGGGATGGTCTAGAATCAACCAGTGCAGGCGAAGGCACAGCAGTTGATTCCAATTTAGGAGATGACCTAAATATTGACAAAACTAATTCTAAACCAGGAAGTGATCCATTAGATGATGAAGATGAAGATGAAAAGTCCAGTAAATTTGATAAAAAACTGGACACAGATGATTCTGATGACGATACTGATTCTGATTCTGACGATGATGACAACAGTGGTAATTTCGGTGATGGTGATGATAGTATTATTTCTTCTATTGCTAAATCACTTGGTTATGAATTGGAAAAAGAATATGCAGAGACAGAAGAAGGTCTAGCAGAATTTACTAAAGACATTGCACAAAACATTGCAGAAGATCAACTCGATGGTTTGTTTAAGCAGTTTCCTTTAGTACAAAAACATTTGGATTTTGTTTTAGCAGGTGGAGATCCTGAAAAATTCTTTGATGCTTACAATCCAAGAACAAGTTTTGAAAATGTAGAGTTAGAGCAAGAAGATTCTCGTACTCAAAAATATATGATTACTGAATTTTTAAGAACCAAAGGTCATGACGATGAGTTTATCAAAGACATGATTAATGATTATGAAGATTCTGGTAAGTTGTATGATAGAGCTAAAGTTGCTCAACGTAATCTTGCTACTATTCAAAAGCAAGAACGTGAAGGTTTAGTTCGTCAACAACAAGAGCAACAAATGCGTGCTCAACAAGAAAATGAAAGATTTTGGGAAGGAGTAGCTAGTACAATTCAAGAAGGAAAAGAATTTGCTGGTATCCGTATTCCAGATCGTGAAAAAGCTAAATTCTTTGATTACATTTCTGAACCTATTAGCGATAATGGTCAGACTCGTAGAGATAAGGATTATGCAGAAGCTAATCTAGAAGCTAAACTTGCTTTGGATTATTTGATGTATAAAGGCTTTAACTTGAAAGATATTATTAACGTAAAAGCAAAGACTGAAAGCGCTGTTAGTTTGAAAGAAAAGATTAAACAAAACGAAGAGCGTGTAAGGTCAATGCAGACAAACGATAAAAAAGGAAAGAAATTTGATGCAGATAATCTGGATCTAAAAGCATTGTTTGGGTAACTAAGCAATATAACAATTAACTTTAAATAAATTATAACTATGGCTCTAATGCAAGTTCTTAAAACGTACTATAACGATGCCCAAATGACCGACACTAACTCGTTGGTTAACGCACTTATGGAACGTCCAGAGGAGATCTCTCCTATCATTACTCACTTGGCTGGTCGTGAGGAAAAGAAATTTCCATTGTCTTTCTTAACTGAAGGTGTTGGAAACACTCGTTCAATTGATCGCTACGAATATGAATATCGTGTTAAAACTCACGAAATTAATGTTCGTCCTGTTATATCTGCTGCTCCTGGTGGAGTTGTTGGTGCTGGTGGTGCAATGTTTACATTGACTTTTCCTGACAAATGGTTTATTTTCCCTTACACTTTGGTATCTCAATCTGGTACTCTTGCTCGTATTATGAATGAGCCAGTTGCTGATGGTGGTGGATGGAAATACACTTTGCGTTTGGTATCTCCTGATTCACCTTCTGTTTCTGTTGCTGATGCTTCTCCTGGTGCTTTGTGGGGTATGATGTATGCTAACGTAGGAATTGACTTCTCTCGTGGTAATGCATCTAACTGGACTGCTCCTGGTTTGGTTCGTAGCAAAATTGGTACTGTACGTAAATCTTACCATTTCTCTGGAAATGCTAAAGATTATGTTGCTCAATTTGAATTGCCTTTGAAAGAAGGAAGTAAGACTAAATTGTGGATGGATTACGAAGAGTACCGTCACATGTTGAAGTTCAAAGAAGAGTGTGAAATGTACTACTGGTATGGTCAAAAGACTCATGATGCAAATGGTGTTAGCACTATGTTGGATGAGAATGGTCAACCTGTAGTTTCAGGTCCTGGTTTATTGGAGCAAATCATTAACAAAGACACTTTCTCTAACTTGACTCAAGCTAAGATTGAAGAAGTTATCGGTGATTTGTTCTATGGTATGACTGATGCTACTGATAAACAAGTAACTCTTTACACTGGTATCGGTGGAGCTCGTGAGTTTGACCGTGCTTTGAAAACTTACTATTCTAATAATCCTTATTTGCAAACTACTCAACCTACCTTTATTACTGGTTCTGGTCGTAGTTTGGGAATCACTGGTTATTTTACTAGTTATGAGCACGTTGATGGTCATAGAGTTAACGTAGTTAAATCTCCTTTGTTTGATCACGGTCCTGTTGCTCAAGCTTCTAAAAAGCACCCAGTTTCTGGTTTGCCTTTGGAATCTTATCGCATGGTGTTTGTTGACCAATCTACTTATGATGGTGAAAACAACTTGCAAATGATCAACAAGAAAGGTCGTGAATTGTTGCGTTGGTGTGTTGCAGGTTCAGTTGTTCCAAAAGGATTCACTGAAACTGATACTCGCGCAAGTGATATTGATGGTGCTTCTGTGCATATGTTGAAGACTGCTGGTATTTTGCTTCGTCGCTTCGATACTAGCTTGGATCTTCAGTGTGTTGCATCTTAAGTTGTGTTGGTTTATAAAAAGTAGGGGGGAGTTAATCCTCCCCTCTTCTTTTCCTTATATAAAGAACTCCTAGTTATTCTTAATCTGGGAAATAATTAAATAAAAAGAACAATATTATGAGAACAATTATTATTAGAAGAAAGGAAGTACTTAATCACCTTCCAAAAGAAATCAGAGCTGGAGCTAAAGTTAAAATTGGATCCATCTTTGTAAACAGACTTCCACTCAAAGGAGTAGAAGGAGTAGAAGAAGAAAAATTATTGAAAGAATTGGTTGATGTTCCACCTACACACAACGAATGGCCTGCAAAAACAAAAGACTTCTGGTCTAGTTTAAGCATTACAGTTCCATTTGAAGGAGTAGAATTGAACATTGAAACAACTGAAGATGGTACGCCAATTAACCCAATTGATTACATTAAATACAAGTGGGCAATTAAACACCGTCAAGTTGCAATGTCTGAAGATGAAATGAAAACTTCTCCCGACAAACGGTTTTATATTTATGATCCTCAAAAAGATCTTCTTAAAAAGAACAACAAAGTTCAAGTTAAGAAAGAGGCTGATAAAGAATTTATTAAATTGACTGGAAACTTTGATTTAATGCGTACCTTGCTACGTGTATTAGCAAAAGGAAATCCAGAGAATTTAACTGACATGGAAGTTGAAAACCAACTTTATGATGTAAAAGATTCTGATCCAGAACGCTTTTTGAAGTATTGTAAAGACGACACTTTGGAGTTACGTTCTGAAATTTTAGAAATGATTGAAAAAGGAGTTCTTCGTCAAATTGGTAATCAAATCATTTACCAAGATGAAACAATCGGAGAAACTATGAAAGACTCAATTGTTTACTTTAAAAACAAGAAAAACTCTGGAGCTGTAAACGCAATGCGTGCACAACTTAAAGAAGTTAAATAATGAACGTAAATGAAATGCATATAGCTGTTAACCTGGGGGTGCAAAAACTTGCATCTTTCCAGGTTGACAACTTATTACCTGAAGAAATAGATCATGAGTTAAACTTAGCTCAACTTAGATTTGTTAAGCAACGATTTAATGCTAGATCTAATCGTCAAGGTAAGGGATTTGAACAATCTCAAAAAAGAATTGATGATCTTAAATCTTTAATTGTAGAACATCAAGGACTTACTAAATTTTATGGGGAAGTATTTACTTCTAAATATTCTCCTATTTATGTAGATAGATATACACTTCCGTTAGACTATCTATTTTTAGTATCAGTTAGAGCACACGTTAACTACTCTTGTACAAGTGCTCCTCAAGTAACGTTATTAAATTCAACTACATCATATGTAAAGGTTAATCTAACAGCTCCTGTAGAAGGATATGTTTTACAAGATCTTTATTATTATGATGATGATAATAGTGTTTGGGTTAAAGCAAACGTAGTAGATTTAACTACAATTACTCAAGTATTAGATAATGCTAGTTATGTTGCTAACGTAACTCCTGCTTTAGCTTTACCAGAACAAAATTCTGAAAACTTAACTAACCACATATCTCCTAATATAGATAGTAATCATATTTATATAGGATTTAAAAGTAACCTTTATTTAGGGTTAGATCCAACAGTAGGACCAACAGAAGATGCTTGTGTTTATACTGTGTGGGTAGATCCTCTAGATGGAAATAATACTTCCACTGTTTATGTAACAGAATTTACCGATATAACTACTCAAACTAGAGTATTTATACAAAATAATTCAATTCCATTGTATAATAAAATTTCTTATTGTACATTTGCTCAGCATGACGATATGTATGCTTTATTAGATGATCCATTTAATAGAACAGACTACGAATTGCCGTTCTATAACATAGAAGAAAGTTATTTAGATATTTATACTGATAATACATTTATTGCTGATAAAGCAATAATTAAATATATAAAAAGACCAATTGCTATCTCAAAAAGTCTTGGAGTTGGAAGTGAATTACCATTTCACACACACGAAGAGATTGTAGAGATGACAATTAAAAGCATACTAGAGGGAGTAGAATCCCAAAGGTATAACACGCAATCAATGGAAACATTTGAAAGCGAATAAATTAAATTAATGTTAAACGCCTAAAATTTTAAAAAAATGGCACCTTCTAATCTAAGTCAAGTATTTATCGCTAATGATATTTCTGACACAACTAATGGTACTATGCTTGACGGCAGTACTTTCTCTGTTCAAGCTACTAGTGGTGTAGCTGCTGGTACTCTTGTAGGAGTATGGAATGCTAAAACTAATGCTTACATTTTAACTGACATTGTTGCAGCAACAGGTCCAGTTCAAGTAGTTCAAACAATGCTTGCAGGAAATCCAATTGCGTCTCCGCTAATTGATCCTAAAGATATTGTTCGTATTAAGTATACTCCTTATGCTGCTAGTACAAAAGCTGCTACTACATTGACTTGTGGTACATTTGGTGCTGGAGAATTTGCTACAGTAAAAGTAGCAATTCGTACTGCTCCAACTGCTTATGAGTATTATGCTAATCCTAATAATCCTGCTTTGGATTTGACTGGAGAAGGATATGTATTCCCTTTGCTTGGTAATTTTTCTGCAGGTCGTACTTTGATTCCTATTTGTGAAATCAGTAGTGGAACTGCTGCTACTAATGCTACTGCAATTAAAGATGCAATCGAAGGAGATCCTAAATTGAATGCAATTTTTAATGTTAGTACTAGTACTGCTGATGTAACTATCACTGCTCGCCATGCTGGTGTAGTTTTTGATTTGACTTTGATAGATCAAGATGGCGCAAATCCAGGATTTTCTCAATCTGTAGTAGGATTTGCTGCAGGTAGTGGTAACTACTGGCAAGCTATTTCTGATGAAAAGGCAATGCGTGCAAAATATGGTAACTTTAACCGTATGTATTTCCCAATGTCTTTCCCAGAATTTGCTATTGCAGGTAATACTTATGAAGTAGTTGAAATTTCTTACAGACATTCTCATCCTTCTTCTACTGGTATTGCACGTGCAGCTGAGTTGAATAATATTAAAATCTACAATAAAGTAGCAGCTGAAGGCGCTACTAAAGCAGATTTGGTATTCTTAGCTAGCGAGACTTCTGATTGGGGAAGTGCTGCTGTAGAAAGATTGTTCTAAATTTAAACTAATTAAAAAGCCTCACAATTTGGTGGGGCTTTTTATCTTATATTTGTAATAAATAAAAACTAATGGCTTTAGCAATATCATTATTAGGAGTATCAGCAAATTGTCAATCAGTATCTACAACAGTTACTGGTTCTACTGATAATTATACACTTAGAGTATATCTTTTAGAGGGAGAAGCAGAAACTTTAATATATCAAGAAGCAGATATTGATGAAAATACTTCACCTGTAACTACAGTTACTATTGAAGATTTAACTAATAGTACTTTCAATGAACTATATGATACAGATCCTGATCTTGATATAATTATTGAAAGTGTTACAAGCTTTGATGGTTTATTTAAAGTAACAATTGATGATGGTGCTACTACTGAAATAGTATATTCAATTGGCACTTGTTCAATTGATTGTTGTTTAGCAAACCTTATTCAAGCAAATCTTGATTGTACTTGTACAGACGGAGATTGTTGTGAAGATATTAAAAAAGCAGAAAAGATTCTTATCTTAACTCGTGCAGCAATTTTAGATGGCGCTAATGGTGATATTGTTGGTGCAACGGAAAAATATAATAAAGCAGTAGAACTTTGTGGAAGTACTCCATGTGATTGTAATTGCTAATGGCTATAACTCCTGAAAAACTACATGGTAAGTCTTTTGAAGACTTCATGGCATTTGTAGACAATGTAACTGTCCTACAAAATGATGTATTTTATTCTAAATTAATTGCAGGAGTAGAGTGCAGTGGAACTGAAACTGCTAAATTAAATATTATTAACTACTTACTTACTAAGTATAAAGATGCAGAAGCTTTAGATTGTGTGTATAATTTGCGACCATTCTTAGGATTGATAAGCGAAGATTATACAGACAATGCTAAACTTAATGATTATACTTATTTAGAAACGTTTACAAACTATCTGCAAAAAAATTATAAGCAATGCGGAACAACTAAAATTATTGTTAGAACTATGCCTACTGGAACAAGCCCATTTACATTAACTCCTAGCGGTGGAATTGAAGTAAGTACTGATGGTACTACTTTCTCTACTGACTCTATTATAATTCAAGGAGGAGATACAGTATATATTAAAGCTACTGCTAACTGTACAGAATGTGGTAAGTCTGCATATGAGATTTGGTTGGATTTAGACAATACTGGAACTGAAGAAGATTTTATTGATTCTTTAACTGGTCCACAAGGTCCTCAAGGAGAAAATGCTAATATTGAAGGAATAACTTGGGAAGGAACTTGGTCAGCAACTCCACCTATTGCATATGCAATTAATGATGCAGTTCAATATGATGGAACTTCTTATATAAAAATTGCAAATGCTAACCCAGCATCTGGTGCTCCTAATACTAACTCTGATTGGGAAATATTAGCGTTACAAGGTATGCCTGGAGATGACGGAGCTACTGGAGCGGCAGGTGCAGATGGCGTTGATGGAGCTACTGGTGTTAATGCTATTAGAGCAGTTACTGCTAGTACTACATTATTAACAACAGGATCAACTGAAGGAGTTGACCCAGGAACTGATAAAGGAGTTCTTGTTACTATTAATAGTGCTTCTGCAACTACTTTTACTATTCCTTATTTTGACGGATCTACAACTCCTACAAATACAACTTCTTTGACTAATTACCCAGTTAAGTTTCAAACTTCTGTAATGCAATTAGGTACTGGACAAGTTAGAATTGTAGCAGGTACTAGTGGATCAAATTCAGTTACAATTCGTAGTGCTAATAATATGACTTATTTAAGAACTCAATATAGTGCTTGCACTATCATTAGAGTTGCTACAAATGAGTATTATATGTTTGGAGATTTAACTAATATTGTTTAATGTTAACATTAGCAGCAGCACAATCAGCTATTTGGGGATATGATTCTAAACTATCATATGATGCTACTGGTTTTACATATACTGGTAGTACAAGTTATATAGGAACTTGGACAACTCCAACATTAGCTCCTAATGGTAAATTATACTCTATTTTATCTTGTGCTAGTACTACTGCTACAGGGTCTACTAATTCTTATGTAATAGCTATTATTACTCCTAATAATGCTAACCATACATCTACAAATTGGAGTGCAGCAACTGTACAGTACATTACTGCAGATGGTTCTGCAAATAGACCTTATTGGGATGCGCCTTATTCACCATTAAATGATATTAGTAATAATGCTTTAATTAGATTTTCTCAAAAAGGAATTTTAGCAGCTAATGGTAAAATATATTTTATGCCATTTAAAAGTGTAATATCTGTAGGAGCGCATCCTAAATGGGTTGTACTAACTCCAGGAGATGCTACTACAACAACTTGGGAAACAGTTTCATTTACTAATACTTCATATTTACCAGGAGCTTTAGGAGGATGTGTAGCAGGAAAAGATGGATATTTATATGTAGTACCAAATACAGATAATGGTACATCAACTGCTACTGCACACCCATTCTTTAGAATTCATCCAAAGGATGTAACAATTGGAGGAGTTACAGCTACTGTTGATACAGCCTATATTGGATATTGGACAGGAGTAACAGGAAGAAGATTATTTGCAGATTATTTAAATACATTAAATTGGAGAAATTCTGCAGGAACTGTTACAGCAGATGCTGCAACTGGCGCTGTAACTAAATCTTATGATGCAGATACAAATAACGGAACATTTGCTGATATTATAGTTCACGCTAATGGTAATATTTATTTACTTCCAAAAGATAATGGAAGAGGTAGAATATTTTATATCAAACCATCAGAATTTGGAAATGCTCACGAAATATGTTCTGAAACAGGATTACATATTAATCAATTAGCAGGAGGAGCAGGAACAGGATTATATTTATCTTGTCATTCTGGATTTTTATCAAGTAAACAAGGATTACCATTAGAAAATAATCAGTTATTGAAACTTTACATTATACCTAATGTAAAAACTACAGGTAGCCCAGCAACAGTTGTTACAACTAATCTTACAAAAATACTTGTATTAAATGCTGTTTCAAATACGTTAACAGCAATAAATTATACACCAGTAAATAGTGGGGCATTTAATGGAGCTTCTGTTAATTTAATGACAGGATTTCCAATGGCTAATGGTACAATTTTACTTAGTAATATTGGAGCAGGAACTTCTAAATCATTAGATCAATTAGTGACTGGTAAAGATGCTGCAGGTTCTTATAAATTTGTAACAGCTACAAGTGCTAATGGAATTATAGCAGGAACAACTGCTCAATTAAATACAGATTTTGGAATAGGAAATACTGCTGGAAATAGAAGAGATATTAGTAGTTACCATGTAGGAGTTAATTTAAGTAAAACTTTGGTAGTAACTAACCAACTTAAAATTACAGAATTAATGCCTGTAAAAGGTTATCATCCAGATGTTACTTATTTTGATTCATATTTAAGTGAACCTACTGATGCTAATAGCATGTATGATTTCCCTACAAACATTACTATTACTCCAACATCTTTGTACAATTCTCAAAAGAATAAGTTAAAGTAAATTATAAACCAACACATATGTTAATCACACAAACAAACCAAGCTTTTTTGAATGTCTATAAAGCACTTCAAGATAGCAAAGAATGCAAAGGATTGGAATTTGCAAAAGCAGTTATTGCTAACTCAGATGTAATTAAAAATCATCTTCAATACATTGAGGATATGGTAATTCCATCAGAAGAGTTTATCAAGTTATCAATTGAAGCTAAAAAGTTTATTGATGCAGAAGATATTGAATCTCTTCAAAAGATGGAAGCAGAAGAAGGTAATGCTGCAGTTATAGAAGCTCGTAAAGAGCAATTAGAAAAAGCTAATGAAGAACTTAAAAAAGAAGCTACATTAGAACTAGAAATTATTAAAGAAGAAAGTTTGCCAAAAGATATTTCAGTAGCTAACTACGAAATGTTGAAGGCTATTATTAAATAATGCAAGCTACAAAGTCTGAAATATTACTTAATAGGATACTAAAGAATGTGGGGTTGATTGATACAGCCCCATATCTTTATGTTGCAGATCCTAATCCGTATTCAACAAAAACGGAAAGACTTTTGTATTTAATCGAATTGCATACTAGAGGATTAGGTCCGCTAATAGATGATCTTAGATTAAACAAAGAATTTTATTTTGACTTTCAAACCATAGATTATATTAACTTTACAGTACCATTTACTTGTGTATTAAAGGAAATAGTATCAAGTAATGAAGCTGCAATAATAACTATTGAAAAATCAAATGGTACTCCTGTTGGAATAGATGATGAAGTAGATGCATATACACCACTTAAAATAACTAGTGACATAGTAACTCACGTTACACTTAAAGTTAGACTAAATGATTATATCTGATAATAAAAAAATTAAAGTACAGAATTACGGATTGTATGCAATAAGTGCTAACAAAGTAGTTATTGTAAAAGGTAAAAATATTGTACTAGCAGATCCTTCTGATCCTGAAATTTATATACATCCATTAGCAATTACTCTTCAATATTTTGAAATAGGATCTTATGGAGAAGTATTATTAGGAGGTACGTTAGATAATATAAACACTACTATATATAGTGAGCATTTAAATACATCATTATATCTTGCTGCAAATGGAGGAATTAGTTCTACTGTTAGCGCTGTAACTATTGGTAGTATTTCTAAACTAGCTGATACGGGTTCTATTTATATTAACTTTATTGTAGAACCGTCAATTAAATGGGGAGATATTAGTGGAGATGTTACAGATCAACAAGATCTTCAAGATGAGTTAGACGCTAGAGTTCCATACACAGGAGCAAATCATGATGTAGATTTAGGAATTTATAAATTAAGTGCAGACGCTGTAGAATTTAGTTTAACTCCAACAAATACTCCAGGAGCAGGTCAGATTGCTTATGATGGGACTACAGGATCTTTGTCTTACTTAATGAATAGTTCCAATGTTGTATGCCATATAGGACAGCAGTTCTTTGCTTACGTTAAAAATGCTGAATCTATAACAATAACTAAAGGACAACCTGTTTATTTATATCAAGCATCTGGAAATAAAGCAACTATTAAACTAGCTTATAATACTTCTGATGCAGGATCAGCGAAGACTTTAGGATTAGCTGCTGAAAATATTACATCTGGTCATAATGGATTTGTTATATGTCAAGGCGTATTATCAGGAATAAATACAGGAAGTTATAATGAAGGAGATACTTTATATTTAGGAGCTACAGCAGGTACTTTAACGACTACTAAACCTTATGCTCCTAATCATTTGGTTTATATTGGAGTTGTTGAAAAAGCTAACAACGGAGCTGGACAAATATATGAAAAACCTCAAAATGGGTATGAACTTGATGAACTTCATGACGTTGCTGTAGGAGACTATGTAAATAGAGATGTATTATACAGAGATACTGATAATAATCTTTGGAGAAATGGGTCATTGTTTGATTTAATGGGAGCAGCTTCTGATGCTCAAGATGGTTATTTAAAAGCATCTGATTGGACTATATTTAACGATAAACAAAATGCTATTACTCTAACTACTACAGGAACTTCTGGAGCCGCTACGTTTGATGGAACTACTTTAAATATTCCACAATATAGCGGAGGATCTGGTGGAGTATTGGTATATGCTAAAAACTCAACTACATATAGTTCTACAGGAACAGGTTCTCAAATTATACATTCATTACTAATCCCTGCTAATACATTTGCTGCAGGAGATACAGTTAGAGTTACTGCAAGATTTAAAAAAGTAGGAACTGCTACCACACAATCTAATATTACTATTAATACTTCTGCTTCATTATCAGGAGCAACGGTAATTAAAGCAAACGTATTTGCCACAGGTACTTTAGCAGCAACCGTTCAAGGTTCTGCGGTTATTATTAACTCAACATCTAATACTCAATTAGCTTGGACAGCAACTAACTTAGGTACTTCGGAACTAGTGAACTCAACAAGTGCTTGGCAAGAATCAATTTCTATTAACTGGACTGCTAATCAATACATTATGTTTAGTGGTAATCCATCAGGTACTGACGTTTTATCTGTAATACATTATATGATTGAAAAACTATGATTTTAGAAATAACAAAAATTGAAGGTGGATTACGTTGGAATAATATAAATAGATTATTCACCTATTCTATGCTAGCTAATGGTTATGATATTACTGGAGTAGACCTATGTTACATTGAACTAGATAATCAACTTTATATGATGTGTAGTAATGATTCAACAGTGGATGGTAATACTTTTGACAATATTCAAGATGAAATAAATTATATATATGAAATTTGAAGATGTAGTAGCATATTGTTTAGCTAACCCATCGTTTTTTAAACGATCTAAACACGAACTTGCAAAAGTTTTAAGTGTAGATGTAAATCTAGCAGAGAAAGCTAGAAAGCAAGCTAGAGCAATACTGTCTAAAAACAATATTAAGCACTACAATTCAAGAGATACTAGAAACAATAGATTAGATCCTGCTACTAAAGAAGATTATAGAAAGTTTTTAGAAGCTCATGGAATTAATCAAGATCGTGTTAAGTCGGTTAAGTATTGGCAAAACATGGGAGGTGACTTTAGATTCTCTGTAGTTACTAATGAACAAGTTAAACCTGAAGCACTTAAAGCAGACTTTTTAAAGTTTGTAGAAGAGTATAGCCCAGTTGCTAAAAAGACTGCAAAACCAATCACAAAAAATCCAGTAGTATTAGAGATATCAATCCCAGATATTCATTATGGTAAATTAACTGATACTAACTTAGAAGCATTTGAGCAATTATATATGGATACAGTAGTAGAGCTTCTTGAAAAAGCTAAAGGTTTGGAAATCAAACAAATATTACTACCTATCGGTAATGATGGCTTAAACTCGGATAATATAAACTACACAACAACAGCTGGCACACCACAACACGATTCTGTTCATTGGATGAAGAGCTTTCAAGGATATTGGAAGTTATTAGTTAAGGCCGTAGATTATCTAAAACAAACTGCTCCAGTACATGTAGTAGTTGTTCAAGGTAATCACGACTATGAACGAATGTACTATGTGGGAGAAGTATTATCTGCTTGGTACAAAAAAGACGAAAATGTATCAGTAGATAATGATCAAAATTCAAGAAAATACTTTAACTTTGGAGTTAACTTAATTATGTACACTCACGGTAACAATGAAAAAGCTGCAGACTTGCCTTTAATTATGGCAACTGAACAACCTTTATTGTTTGCTAATGCTAAATTTAGAGAAGTGCATTGTGGGCATTTACATAAAGAAATGGTTAATGAATACAGAGGAATTAAAGTAAGATTTATTCCATCTATTTGTCCTGCAGATTTATGGCACAAGAAAATGGGTTATGAAGCCCAACGTGCTGCTCAAGCTTATATATGGAATTATAAAACAGGATACGAAGGACATTTACAGTGTAGTATATTAAACGATTAACCATGACTTTAGACGAAATTGCTTACAACATTAGAAACTTATACCGAGGAGGTAGATCAAATCAAGATGATCCAATAAGTTTATCTCAACTTAAATTTAATATTAAGTACTACCGTGCTATGTTCATTAGACGAGACTATGCTCGTAATGGACTAGTTACCAGACATTTAGAACAAGACTTGCGATGCATTCAAATTGAAGAGATTGATGCTAGCAAATGTTGCAATGTAACATTGTCTTGTCCTGTCTACAGATCTGTTCGTCGTATTCCACGTACAGTTAGATTTAACTTTGAAGAAGCGATTACATTTGTAGGGGATGTTACTGGTCACGGTAGAATTCAATTAATCAAACCATACGAAGTTAACTTCTTGACTTATGATAAATATACTTCTAAAGTTAAGAAAGCTTTTATGTTAGAAGATTATTTGTACATAATTAATCCTGAAGGTATGGAAACTGTCAATCTTCGTGGTATCTTTGAAGATCCAGAGGAGATTGGTAAATTTATAGACTGTAATGGAAGCCCTTGCTATAACGGAACTGATATTTTTCCTATGCCTATGGATATGGTGCAAGGAATTGTTTCGGGAATTGCTGGAGGAGAATTAAGATTATTAGCTGGTAGTGTGAGTGATACAGAGTTAGATAGAGGCTCAGACGGAATATCCCAAGGATCTGCACCTAGAGAAACTAAAGATTAATAAATTGAATATAACAAAATGGCATCACCCGCTTGGCAAAGATCAGAAGGTAAGAATCCTAAAGGAGGATTAAATGCAAAAGGTAGAGCAAGTTATCGTGCAGCTAATCCTGGTTCTAAATTAGGAGCACCACAACCTAAAGGTGGCAAAAGAAGAGATTCTTTTTGTAACCGTATGTGTGGAATGAAGAAACGATTAACGTCTGCTAAAACAGCAAATGATCCTAACTCTAGAATTAATAAAGCCCTAAGAGTTTGGAGATGTGGTAGTTGTTCAAATTGGTAAATAGTTATGGAAACAAGATTATTACATTACATTAAAGAACAGGCAATGCATATAGAATGGGCAACAATAAACTTAGCATGGGTAACATGGACATGGGCTATGTTCTCTAATGCTGTTACCTGGTTTCTAGGAGTTGTCGGTGCTATCACACTTATATGGTTTAACGTAGAAAGAGCGTTAACTGCTAGAAAAGAAAGAGAACTTTTAAAGAAAAACAATGAGCAAGTTGATTAAAAGAGCTGATGGCTCATACTCTAAAAGAGGTCTTTGGGATAATATTCGCGCTAACAAAGGATCAGGTAAAAAGCCTACTAAACAAATGTTAGAGCAAGAACGTAAAATTAAAAAAGAAGAAAATATGAAAATGGAATACAAAAAAGGCGGTAAAAAATCTATCGCTAAAGAGGCTAAAAGAGAAAAAGAATCTTTTATGCAAGAATCCAAAGAAATTAAGTTTGGTGCTCCTTCTAAAAAGTTTGAAGATGGTGGAAATATAAATGGTGATCCAAAAAAGAAAAGTACTTCAAACTCACAAACGCCTGAAAAACAAGATCCTATAACTTATCTTGGGGAATCAAAAAAAAGAGTAGATGCAATAGTTACTGAACAAAAGAAAAAAGAAGCAGCTAAAGGTATTAATACTTATCAAGATTATCTTGATCAAAAAGTAAAAGAAAAAAATTCTAAACCTAACTTAAAAATGGGTGGTAAAAAGACTATGGAACCTGGTGGTGGTGGCCGTTTTGCTAAAATGGTTAACAAAATGAAAGGTGAAGGTAAGTCTGAAGAATCTGCTAAAGCAATTGCTGCTAGTGTTGGTCGTAAAAAATACGGTAAATCTAAGTTTCAAGAGATGGCTGCTGCAGGTAAAAAGAAGATGGGTGGTAAAAAGTGTTGATTGAATGCAAAAACAATCACAAACAATTAAAGAAGCTTACGCATTTTACAAGAAAAATTCAGAACATCCTGTAAGTCAAAAGCTTTTTGATGAAATATGTAAAGAGTTTAATATTAAATTGTTTGATTTAATATTAGACGGATACGAATTTGATATGGGCTCTAACATGGGGACCATATCAATTAGAAGGATAGAACGCTATCCAGGTAAATTAACAGTAGATTGGGGAGAAACTAATAAACTTAAAAAGGAATTAGTTGAGCAAGGAGTTAAACTTTATAATAGTGCTACTGGTGAAGGTGAGAAATATCAAGTATATTATACTGATAAGTTTTATTGCAAATATCATTGGACTAAGTCTAAATGTAAAGTAAAGAATAAAACAGTATATAGATTTTCTCCTACCCGTGGTAAGAAAGGAAACAAAGAAAAACTAGTTGATTTACTACACAGAGACGATTTAGCTTATTTAAGATTTAAAAAAAATGGTATACAGATTAACAAGTAGTAAAGCAATAGTAAGAAAGATCATGCGTGATCTTAAACCTCCAGGGGACAACTGGATTGATGATTCTATTGAGTGGATAGGTGAGGCTTTAGAGCACATCGGAGCAACGCCACAACTTGTACAGAAAGGTAAAGTACTTAATGTAGTAGACTACAAAGTACTTATGCCTGATGATTTGTATTACATTAATCAAGTTGCTATTAACAACGTTATTAGTCCTACAATAACTAATGAACTTACAGAGTTAGTAGCACAATTAACTGCATTAAATGCACAAGTAGTATCTAATCCTAATGATAAGATTTCTTATAACTACCAACTACGTGAAATAAACGCTAGAATTGGAGTATTAGAAAACTTGTATTTAGCAGCAGATAATACTCTTAGTCCATTACAATATGGAACATCTACATTCCCTGCAGGAATTCATTGTGATAATTGTGTGAATCAATTTATCAAATGCAAAGAAACGTATATTGTAGATGGTGGATATATTAAGACTTCTTTTAAAGAAGGTCCTATTTGTTTAAGTTACACAGCTTTCCCATTAGATGAGGATTGTTATCCTATGGTACCAGATGATATTAGCTATAAAGAAGCTATGTTTTGGTATGTGTATAAGCAAATGATGTTAGGTGGTTATACTCCATCTATGAATGGAATTGATTACAATTTTGCTGATCAAAAGTGGAGATACTATTGCACTCAAGCAAGAAACGCTGCTAACTACCCAAGCATTGATAAGTACGAATCATTCTTGAATCAATGGGTTAGATTGGTACCTAATATCAATAGACATTCTACAGGATTTGAGAATTTGAACACAAGAGAGAATTTAGACAGAGGGCGTTATAATAATTACGGAACAATATGAAGTTTTTAAAAGGATTATATAAAGATTCAGGATTAGTAGATCAACCACAAAGCACTCATAGAGATGCTTTGAATATGGTTATGAATTTAGATAAAGGTGCAGTTGCTACAGAATATGGCAATACTCCTTCTCCTGCTACTGTTAGAATTCAACAAACTCTTACTGATGACAGAAAGATTAATGGATCAATCCTTTTACCAGATAATAAATTCATAGTATTCTATTCTAAAAAATATACTAACACATCTACTTCATATATCTATTTATATGATTCTGAAGGAGATATGATGACATTGTTATTTGCTACATCTAATAATTCTAACGACCCTTATTACGATCCAGATACCAAACATTTAAATTTCTCTATAGAATATCCTATTACTGGAGAAGCTAGAGTAGCTGCTAATGGAGATGTTGTAGTTTATTTTACAGATAACTATAAAAATGTAGCAGTAGAACCTGTTACTAATATTGAGTATTTAGAAGAATATAATCCTCCTAGAACCTTTAATGTAACTAGACAATTAAAGAATTTAAAAAATGGAGCACCTGTAACTGCTTTATACACTAGTATAACAGGAACTAAATCTCAAATTACAGGTAAGAGTGTAGATTACTTAAACCTATTTTTAATTACTAATAAGATCCCAGAATTAGCTGGTCATAGACTTATTAAAGGTGGAGCACTAGAGACAGGTACATATTACTTATGTTTAGCCTATGCTACTGAAGAGTTTACTGAAACTAATATCTATACTGTAAGTCAACCTGTTTATATTCCTAAAGGAAACTACAATGATGATGGTTTATGCCCTGTTGTTCCTTTTGAACATATGACTGGAGCACCTGCAGGAACTCAAACTTCTTTTGGTGTATCTTGGGAATATGGATCTAGAGGATATACTCCAGATTCTAACTACAATTACATTGTTCCTTATATCATTAAACTATCAGGAAATGCTAGAACAGCGTATAAACTTCCTTTAGTTCCATTAAATGATATGGGATATATAACATTTACAGGTACTGAAAATTATGCAACTAGTTCTGTAGAAGATATTGTATTAGATAAAGCTACATATCTTACATCTAAATCACTTACACAATTAGATAATAAATTATATCTTGGTAATCTTACTGCTAGAAAAGATATTGGTTATCAACGTTTTGCAAATAACATTGAAACTATTCCTGTAATTAAAAAAGTAAAAAGATTTGATGCTCGTGTTTACGATACATTGAACTTAAATTATGGGTATACTCAAATATTAAAACAAAGTAGTTCAGGAACTTACAATCAAGATTTTGATGATTATAAGTTTATTTCTAACTACTATACTAAATATCAGACCTCTAGTATTTATGATTCTGATACAGATTTTTGGACATCAAATGGTGCAGGAGGGTATCGTCCTGCTACATATATTGATGATATGGGTGGATATAGAAATCAAAAGTATGCATCATATCTTAAGTCTTATCGTAGAGGAGAAGTTTATGCTTTATATATCTCTTTTGTATTAGATGATGGAACTGAAACTTATGCTTATCATGTTCCTGGAAGAGATAGAACAATGATAGAAGCATGGCAAGTAGATAACTCTACAGATGTTAGTGAAGAAGTGTTTCCAAATGGTACTTCCACATCAGGAGATATAGATTATGCATTTGAAGAATATGATGTTAATGCAGATACTTATAGAAGATCTAGTTTAAACTTTGATTTAGCTGAACGTATTGGTACATACGAGTACAATAAAATTAATGATACTAGTAGAACTATTCTTCCTAATAGAACAAATGCTGGAGATACTAACTTAATGGGAGCATGGAGAAATGAATCTGAAATATATCCAAATACTCCTGACTTTGATGTAATGTCTGTAGATGTATTTGGTAATCCTGAGTATAGTTCTTCTATTCAAGGTAGTAGAGTACGTCACCATAAATTTCCATCTAATCTTAGTAACGGATATTCTTTTGTTGATTTTGATAGAACTAACTTATACAGAATTAAAATTCCAAGTTCAGGAACTCCTATAGGACACACTGAAGCAAGTATGTTAGTTAACCTTAGAACTGCTACTGCAAGTTGGGATGATCAATACAATCAATCAGCATTCTTTTATGAGACTATTAATATCTTAGGATTCCAACTTAAAAATGTTAGAATTCCTAAATTTATTCTTAAGCAAATTCAAGGATTTAAAGTTTACTATGCTAAAAGAACTATAGAGAATAAAACTATTCTTGGTCAAAGTTTACTTCACCCATCTTTCTTTAGAGCACATGGTTTCTTTTCAACTACAAGATTACCACTGTCTAATAAAAAATTAGGACCATATTACAGATATTGGAGTTTTTATGCTAACATTCCAGATGTACTATCTGCAGATGTTAACTCATATATTAAATATGATTCAAAATATATAGGTAAATACTATAATACAACTGGAGGCGGTGTTACAGATAATGATACATACTTTGGAAG